TAGGTATGCTATTCCGCACAAGTAAGCCCCACTCAACGAAATTGGGCTACAAAGACCCATCAATATACGTTTACTCTGCATTTTTATAATGAGGCCCCACCCCCCATAACATCTTTTACGTTATATTTAAGACCCACCCCCTCCTATAATGTAAGTACCCCCGGTAGGGAAGTTTGACATCCTTTAAAAATGATGTACTATTACGCAGTTGGTGGTGGGTGCTTACTTGGTGTTAGGGACTCCGTTGGGGGTAGGCATCCATTACCGACACTTCGGTCTACAAGGACTTGCGCACAATGACTATTGAGCTAACACCCGAATTTGGGGTTGAGATTGTTCCAGATATCCCGTATCTCGATTTGAGAGAGCGGGCAGAGGCTGCTTGTCGTTCCATACTTCTATTAGAAGAACATGGGTTAGAAGTGCCAGAACCTTCTGAAGAAGATGCCCAGATTGCAGCCACACTGACAACTGCTTACGCCAGCAACCCCCACAACACAAGCGCTGCGGTATCAAACGCCCGTGCTTCATCACTTACACCCGCCACACTTTTAAACATTCGCTCATATTTAGATGAGTACGGCAAGGCGGTAGTGACCCATGCTATAGAAGTGCGGCAGTTGGTAACTAATAGACTATTAGAAGAGTCTCAGAACCCAGACCCAAGAATCCGCATCCGTGCGTTAGAACTTTTGGGTAAGCACAGCGACGTGGGGCTCTTTACCGACAGGTCAGAAGTGACAATTACCCACCAGTCAACAGACGAATTGAAGGCAAGATTGCGTGCAAAGTTGCAACGCCTTGTCCAAAAACCCGATATTTCGACGGCAACTGTGGAAATTGGTGGGGATATCATCGACGTAGATGCAGAAATGGGCTTAAAACCCGCGTCAGAACCAGAAACTTCGGCAGTTTTCGTGCCAGAAGACAGTTTTGATGATTAATTCTTCCAGTTTGAGTGTGGATGACTTTACGGATGAGGAAGTTCAGCTAATGCTGGACAATCTTGACGCTTATGAACCGGAAGAACAGGCAGAAATTGAGCGAATAGCCGACATTCTTGCAGACCGCAAGACGGCAAAGGCTTGTGCAGACGACTTTATTGAGTTTTGTAAGCACATGCAGCCAGACTACAAGGTGGGAAAGCACCACCGCAGGTTGGCAGACTTACTTATGGACATCGCTACCGGGGAAAAAGACCGGGTGTGCGTGAACATGCCACCTCGACACGGCAAGTCGCAGATGGTGTCTATATATTTCCCTGCGTGGTTCCTAGGTAAATACCCTAATAAGAAGGTGCTGATGGTGTCGCACACCACTGACCTCGCCGTGGACTTTGGCCGCAAGGTTAGGAACATTATTGACTCGGCTGACTATAAGTTAGTGTTTCCTAACGTAAACCTTGCCGCTGATTCCAAGTCCGCAGGGCGCTGGAGCACTAATTCTGGCGGGGAATACTTCGCTTGCGGCGTTGGTTCTGCGCTGGCTGGCCGTGGTGCTGACTTACTTTTGGTGGACGACCCCCATAACGAGCAGGACATCATCAATGGAAACTTTGATGTGTTTGACAAAGCATACGAGTGGTTTACATATGGTGCTCGTACTCGTTTGATGCCGGGTGGGCGTGTAGCGATTGTGCAAACAAGGTGGCACCAGAACGACCTGAGTGGGCGCGTCATTGGGGATATGACAAAGAACGAGGGTTCTGATCAGTACGATGTGATTGAGTTCCCCGCCATAGTAGAAATTCCGCAGTCTGACGGCAGCACCATACAGAAACCCCTGTGGCCTGAGTTTTTTGACATGCCCGCGCTGTTGCGGACTAAGGCGTCGATGCCTACGTTCCAGTGGAATGCCCAGTACCAGCAAAACCCCACATCAGAAGAAGCCTCGGTTGTCAAGCGGGAGTGGTGGAAAAATTGGGAGAAGGCAGATCCGCCCAAGTGTGAGTACATCATCATGAGTCTGGACGCCGCAGCGGAAAGCCACAACCGGGCTGACTACACTGCACTGACTACGTGGGGCGTGTTTTTAAATGAAGAAGAAGGGTGCCATAACATCATCCTCCTGAACTCAATAAAGAAACGTCTGGAGTTTCCCGAGCTTAAAGAGCTTGCATATGCTGAATATAGAGAGTGGGAACCCGACGCGTTTATCGTAGAAAAGAAGTCTGCGGGTACACAGCTTTATCAAGAGATGAGGCGCACCGGCATACCCGTGGGGGAGTTCACACCACATAGAGGTAGCGGTGACAAACTTGCAAGGTTAAACTCTGTGGCGGATATCGTACGCTCTGGGTTATGCTGGGTGCCTGATACTCGGTGGGCCGAGGAGGTTGTAGAAGAGATTGCAGGTTTTCCGTTTATGAGTAACGATGACTTGGTGGACTCTACAGTTATGGCACTAATGAGATTCCGAGCAGGTGGGTTTATTCGCCTACCGTCCGATGAAGCAGACGAGATCAGGTATTTCAAACAACGCCAAGGCGGTTATTACTGAAAAGGATAGATCATGGCAGCAGCAGATTCAGTGGGTAAAGGTTTGTACTCCGCCCCTCAAGGGTTGGGGGGTTTAGAGATTGACGTAGAGGTTCCGTTGGAAGACGAGACTACGGTCAACATGTTGCCTGACGGGGGCGCAGAGATTCTCATCGGTGAAATTTCCGGCGATACAGACGAGTCTGACTTTGAATGTAACCTTGCGGAACACATCGACGAGGGCACATTGGGCACCTTGGCTACGGATCTGGTTGAGTTGTTTGAGGCTGACGTGGTAGCTCGCAAAGATTGGGCCGACACATTTGTCAAGGGTTTGGAAGTGCTCGGGTTTAAATACGAAGAGCGTACTGAGCCGTGGGAAGGTGCCTGTGGGGTGTACTCAACAGTGCTGGCCGAGGCAGCAATTAGATTCCAAGCGGAGACTATGAGCGAGACATTCCCTGCCGCTGGCCCTGTCAAGACAAAGATTCTTGGTAAGGTTACTAAAGAGAAAGAAGAGGCCGCTGAGCGGGTAGGTTCAGATATGAACTATCAGCTAACCGAGCGCATGGTTGAGTACCGGCCAGAGCACGAGCGCATGCTGTATTCATTAGGTTTGGCAGGCAGTGCGTTCAAAAAAGTCTACTTCGATCCCATACTCAATCGTCAGACATCTATCTACTTACCAGCAGAAGATGTGGTGGTGCCTTATGGTGCGTCTCATATAGAGACCGCTGAGCGTGTTACCCATGTGATGCGCAAGACTAAGAACGAGATGGACAAGCTGATGGCCAGCGGGTTCTACAGGGAAGTTGATCTTGGTGACCCCCAGTCGTTTCCTACAGATATAGAGAAGAGAAAAGCCGAGGAGGGTGGCTACACAATCCAGAGCGATGACCGCTACACACTGCTGGAAATAAGTGTGGACATGCTAATTGATGGCGTGGATGACGACGAGGACGACTTACCAAAACCTTACATCGTGACAATCGAGCGTGGCACAGAGGAAGTTCTTTCTGTGCGTCGTAACTGGAATGAAACCGATGAGCTACGGGCAAAAAATAACCACTTCGTGCACTATGTATATGTGCCGGGTTATGGGTTCTACGGGCTTGGTTTGATCCACATTATCGGTGGTTACGCCCGTGCGGGCACCTCGATTATTCGCCAGTTAGTAGATGCAGGTACTCTGTCTAATCTACCCGGAGGTATGAAGTCTCGCGGACTGCGCGTTAAAGGGGACGATACTCCAATCAGCCCCGGCGAGTTCCGTGACGTAGACGTGCCAAGCGGCTCGATCAAAGACAACATCATGATGCTCCCATATCAGGAGCCGTCACAGACATTACTAGCGTTACTCCAACGGATTACTGACGAAGGGCGTCGCCTTGGGGCTATTGCGGACATGAATGTGTCTGATATGAGCGCTAACGCTCCTGTGGGTACTACTCTGGCGTTGCTCGAACGCACGCTCAAGCCGATGGCCGCTGTGCAGGCTCGCGTGCACTACGCGATGAAGCAGGAGTTCAAGTTACTCAAGAAGATTATTGCTGAGGAAGCGCCAGAAGAGTACAGCTACCAGCCAGAAACTGGGGAAACACAAGCCCGTAAATCTGATTACGAATTGGTGGACGTTATCCCCGTTAGTGACCCTAACAGCAGCACAATGGCTCAGCGAGTGGTGCAGTACCAAGCTGTGTTCCAGATGTCGCAGTCTGCGCCGCAGATTTATGACTTACCACACTTGCACCGGCAGATGATTGAGGTGCTGGGTATTAAGAACGCCGACAAGATTGTGCCTACTTCGGAAGATCAGAAACCCCGAGACCCTGTGTCGGAAAACATGTCCGCTCTTGTTGGTAAGCCGATGAAAGCGTTTATCTACCAAGATCACGATGCACACATTGCGACCCACACGTCGTTTATGCAAGACCCGATGATTGCAGCAACTATTGGACAAAACCCAATGGCGCAACAAATTATGGCGTCACTGCAAGCGCACATCGCTGAGCACTTAGGTTTCAGCTACCGCAAACAGATGGAAGAGCGTCTTGGCGTTCAGCTACCTCCACCAGACGAGCCACTTCCCGAAGATGTGGAAGTGCAGTTGTCACGCCTCGTTGCCGACGGTGGCAGACAGTTGGCCCAGCAGCACCAGCAACAAGCTGCCCAGCAGCAAGCCCAGCAACAGGCCGCAGATCCCCTGTTCCAGTTGGAGCAGTCCAAGGTCAAAGTGCAGGAGATGGAGGTCACTCGCAAGGCGCAGAAAGACCAGACCGACGCACAAATCGCCGCAGCAAAACTTGCTATGGACAAAGAGCGCGTGCAGATCGAGGCCCAGAAAGAAGCCAACCGCGTCCAGTCCCAAGATTCTCAAGCCCGGCAACGCCTGAAGCTTGATGCACTCAAGGTGTTAGCTACACCTAAACCCACACCCCCACAGGGTAAGAAGGAGTAATACATGGCTAAGTCCGTATTTGACGTACTTACATTGAAACATGAAGAGGATGTGGCCTCTTCAACCCAGTTTCTGGTAAGCGGGGGAGCTAAAGACTTCGCTGAATACCGGGAAATAGTAGGCAGGATTCGAGGTCTCCAGCTTGCAATTCAAACCACACGTGATTTGGCACGCACCCAAGCGGAAGGTGGTGATGATGATTTTAACTAAGAAGTGCAACCGCTGCGCCCAAACTAAGCTATCTACTGACTTTTATAGGGATAGCAAGGCCAAAGATGGGCACATGGGGCGATGCAAAGAGTGTGACCGTGAATACATGGTAGCCAACCCGGCTCGTGCAATTATACGTAAACGATCTGCTGATAAATACAGGGATATACGTAACCAACAAGCGCGAGAGAAGAGCAGGCAGAAACGTATAGAAAAATACGCATCGAGAGTTAGTGACCGGGATGCATATATTAAATACCGCGCTACTCGTCAGTTAGCAAAAGCTGCTGCTACCCCCGTATGGGTATCACAAGACGACAAGCGCAAAACCACCGAAATATACGCCGCTGCGGCCATGTTGCAGGAACTTACTTGCACCCAGTATGACGTAGATCACATCGTGCCACTGCAATCAGATGTAGTGTGCGGACTGCATGTGTGGTGGAACTTACAAGCCATACCGCGATCATTAAACGCGCAAAAGCAAAATATTTTCGATCCCTCGCTTTACCTAGACCAAGGTAGAGTTGCCTTCCCAGACAAGGGCTGGGCCGTCCGGCGTTCGGTTAACGCCTCTCAAATGGAAGAAAATGATGACTGATACAGTCCAAACCGCTACTACCGACGCCGAATTGGAAGCTATGCTCCCAAAACCAGTTGGATATAAGCTGCTAATTGCCCTGCCACAAGTGGAAGAAACGCTTGGTGATATGGGTATTCTCAAGCCACAGAAGACTATTCATGAGGAAATGCTCATGACCGTAGTCGGACTTGTACTTGATATGGGCGAACAAGCCTACGCTGACAAAGACCGTTACCCTAATGGGCCATGGTGCAAAGTTGGTGACTATGTGGTATTTCGCGCTAACTCTGGCACTCGTGTCAAAGTAAATGGCGTTGAATATCGTCTCATGAACGACGACTCAATTGATGCTGTCGTTGCCGACCCACGTGGCGTAACACGTGCATAAGGAATAAACCATGCCAATACAAAAAGTGGAATTTGAGTTTCCCGACCCAGATAAGGTTGAGGAAAAAACCGACTTTGAGGAAAAAGCCGACGGTAGTTTTGCGTTAAAGGTCGCAGGACGGGCTTCGGAAGAAGAAGCTAAACGCGAAAAAGCCAAAGCAAAACCCAAAGATGATGACCTCGATATTGAGGTGATAGACGACCGTCCCGCAGAAGATCAGGGTGTCAAACGTGCCGCCCCAAAACCGATGGATCTTTCTGACGAGGAAATGGATGAGTATTCTGAGCGCGTACGCAAACGCCTTCAGCACTTTAGCAAAGGCTATCATGACCAGCGCCGGGCCGCCGAAGCCGCTTCGAGAGAACGCGAAGAAGCTGTACGTTATGCCCAGCAGATTGCTGAAGAGAATCGAAAACTCAAAGGCACGGTTAATAAAAACCAAGAGGCGATGCTTGAGTCGGCTAAAAAATTGGTCGTTACTGAGCATGAGGATGCAAAAGCTAAATACAAACAGGCGTATGAATCCGGTGACGCCGATGCGGTTCTTAAAGCCCAAGAGGACTTAACTAATGCACAACTCAAACTAGAGAAGGTAAATAATTTAAAAATACCTGCTTTACAAGAGGATGAATATGATGTACAAACGCAACAAACCGCTCCAGCACAGTCTGTTGATGAACGAGCCGTTACTTGGCAAGCCAAGAATAAATGGTTCGGAGAAGACGATGAGATGACTAGTTTTGCGCTGGGGTTGCATCAAAAACTAGTCAAACAGGGCGTCAACCCGAGGTCTGACGATTACTACGAGAAAATCAACTCTCGTATGCGCCAAGTGTTCCCCGAGTCTTTTGAAGGCGAGGATGAATATGAGGAGGTGACAGAAGAGCCCCGCCGTAAGGCGACGGTCGTAGCATCTGCTACCCGAAGCGTAGCCCCTAAAAAGATTACGCTGACACGTACGCAAGTTGCTCTGGCTAAAAAGCTCGGAGTACCGTTGGAAGAATACGCCAAACAGGCTGCTATGGAATTAAGGAAACAAAATGGCTGAAAATAGACTTAATCGTGAACTAGACACCCGTGAAAAAACGGCTCGCAAAAGATCGTGGACTCGTCCCGAGACTTTGCCAACTCCAAACCCGGAGGATGGCTACGACTTTCATTGGGTTCGTATCAGCACTCGCGGAGAGTCTGACGCCATGAACGTTTCTTTAAAACTTCAAGAAGGTTGGGAACCCGTCAGAGCTTCTGACCACCCCGAGATTTATGTTGCAGGCGTCGAAAATGACCGCTTCAAAGATAATATCGTGATTGGTGGGCTGATGTTGTGCAAAACCCCCGTCGAGTTTGTTAAGGATCGCAACGCTTGGTTCCAAAATCAAGCCGCAAACCAAATGAACTCGGTCGATAATAATCTCATGCGCGAGAACGACCCCCGTATGCCGCTCTACAACGAGCGCAAAACTACGGTGTCTCGTTTTGGCAACGGCACTTAACTTTTTTGGAGCTTAAAACATGGCTTATCCCACTGTCTCGGCACCGTATGGTTTAAAGCCCGTCAATTCTATTGATGGTAAGCCTTACGCTGGTGCACTTCGTCAGATTCCTATGGCGTCTGGCTACACTGCCACCTATTTTGGTGATGCAGTGAAAATCGTGAACGGTTATCTTGACAAAGATACCGGTACTACTGCGGCTACCCCTTGTGGCGTATTCGTTGGTGGTTCTTATACCAACTCCTTGGGTCAGCCTGTGTATTCACAGTACCTGCCCGCTGGCGCTACTAACCCTGTTGGGTATGTAGTTGACGACCAACAAGCGTTGTTTAAAGTCGCAGTTGTGTCTGGTACTACCGTTATTGCTGGCGTAAGCCGCGATGTGGTTGGTTCCAACATGGCTTTGGTGCAGAACGCTGGCAGCGCTACTACTGGTAACTCCGGCGTAGCCGTGTTGTCTACTAGTTCTAACACTACCGCCACTTTGCCAATCCGCGTGATTGACGTTGTGCCCGAGACCGCCACCGGTGCCGATGCGTATGTAGAACTGTTGGTGAAAATCAACACCCACCAATACAACAGCACCACTGGTGTTTAAGGAGTAAGAAATGGCAATTTCCCGCGCACAACTACTTAAAGAACTTCTCCCCGGCCTGAACGCATTGTTCGGTTTGGAGTACAAAAAGTACGGTGAAGAGCACAAAGAGATTTTCGAGACCGAAACCTCTGAGCGTTCTTTCGAAGAAGAAACCAAGCTGTCTGGCTTTAACGCTGCCCCCGTCAAAAACGAGGGTATGGCGATGCAGTACGACAACGCTCAGGAAGCATGGACTGCACGCTACGTGCACGAAACCATTGCGATGGGTTTCTCCTTGACCGAAGAAGCTATCGAAGACAACTTGTATGACTCGTTGTCCGCTCGATACACTAAGGCTTTGGCTCGCGCCATGGCATACACCAAGCAGGTTAAAGCTGCTTCGATCCTGAACAACGCCTTTGCTGGCGGCCCCGTCTACGGCGACGGCCAAGTTCTGTGCTCGACAGCCCACCCCCTGATCTCTGGTGGTACTAACAGCAATCGTCCTACTGTTGCTGCCGATTTGAACGAGACTTCCTTGGAAGCCGCCGTAATTCAAATCGCTGGTTGGACAGACGAGCGTGGCCTGTTGATCGCTGCTCAGCCTAAAAAGCTGGTTATTCCTCCAAGCTTGCAATTCGTTGCAACCCGTCTCCTTGAGACTGAGTTGCGTGTTGGCACAACCGACAACGACATCAACGCTTTGAAGAACAACAGTTCTATCCGCGAAGGTTATTGCGTTAACCACTATCTGACAGATACCAATGCTTGGTTCTTGATGACTGACGTTCCTAATGGTCTGAAGCACTTTGTGCGTAGCCCAATGCAAACCGGAATGGATTCTGACTTTGATACCGGAAACTCACGCTACAAAGCGCGCGAAAGGTACAGTTTCGGCGTCAGCGATCCGTTGGGCATCTTCGGTTCGCCCGGCGCTTAATATTTCTTAGGAAATATATAGAGAGGGGGGCTTGCGCCCCCTTTTCTTTTGTTGTATATTGGTTTTAATCCGGGATTTCCGGTGTATCAAACTGTCCCGGCAGACGACATACCGATTGATACGCCTAACTTGTATGTAAGGAAATATCATGGGATTCGCAACTCACCTAGGCCCTTGGCTGTTGGGCACTGTTAAAGACACAACAGGCACCACTGCTGGCAATGTTCAAAACACTGGCTGCACCATCGTCGCTCAGTCTTTTAATCTGACCGCTGCACAAGTTGCAACTGGCAGTATTGCTGCTGGCTTTATCCCAGCGGGTGCGTTAATCACCAGCGTTCAAATTCTGACTACCACTTTGTTTGCTTCAGCCACTACGCTGAAGGTGACCATCGCTGGTGTTGATGTCAATACCGCTTCTACTATCACTACGGCTGGCACTATCAACGTGTCCCCTGCTGCTACGTTTACACCTGTTCAGGCCAATGTGGGCGCAACTGATGCTGCTTTGACTTTCACTACTACTGGCTCATCTGCTACCGGTGCGGTAACTGTCGTGGTTGCCTACATGATGCGTGATTCAAGTGGCGCAATGTCCCAGCCTGCACAGCAGCGATAATTGATCTTAGGGGCTTCGGCCCCTTTTTAAAGGAGATTGATTATGGGAATGCAAACTGATGTTTTATGCGGGCACCTGCACCAAAGCGGGTTTATTGTCACACAAGGCCGTTCGCGGGTTAAAGCTGTATCTTATAAAGGCACGGCTACTGCTGGTCAGTTGGATTTATTTAGTACGCTTACCGCTCCCGTAACGGCTACGTATGCTCAATCAGGCACAACTGTAACGGTTACAAAAAATGCGCATGGTCTAAATACTGGCGATGTAATTGG